TATAAAGTTCATATTACGCAATAACTTAGGATAGTAATATGGAATTTTTTAAAAATGTTTATAACACCGTGGTTGATCCAAGCTACGCCAAACAATTTATTATGGATAGATTGCCGGATCAGATTATTAAAACTTTTAAATTAACATCAAGAGTGGAGCGAGGAATTGAATTTACTTCTGAGAACATTAACAAAATAGTGTTAATTCTCGCCGATTTTCTGCCAACATTAGCCAATGGAGAACAAATTCACATAGGTCGTAAATTGAGACTTATTGCAGATTTGGCTGATTTATTTAAAGTTGACATGAGTATCATAAAATCAATTTTCAATTTGCACAACAAAAATTTATGTGCAGATATTGAGCCTCAAGGGTTAATTTTTTCTAAGACATGGTTATCATTGATATGCACATTAGCATTAGGAACACTACCTAACCCTATTTTTCTACGCAAGGTGAATGACATGTTAAAATTATTTGAAGTATTTGATAGAATTAACAACAGACAAACATGGATTGAAACAGTCATTCAAAAATTACCAGAATCAATTCAAAGTATGCTATATGTTCAAGATTTAGATGTAGAAAAAGAAATTAATACAAAAATATCAGAAATTTCAACATTTATTCAAAAACATAGGGACAATAAAACATCATTTTATAACACAAAAGAAGTCAAATCATTTAAGGATTACAGACACTGGCTTGAAGAACAAATAAATTGCTTGGCATGCGATTCACAAGCACCCAAAAATTTATTAACCGTGCTCAGTAAACTTAAAAATGAATTAATAGATATAAAAGGCAAATTTATAGATGAAGATTTCAACCCTCATCCAATAGAACCATTTTGTATCTATCTAGCAGGCGATCCAGGAGTCGGTAAAAGTTCAATTGCTAAATATATAGGTGCAGCTATTAACAATCAAGCAGAAAAAGTCACACAGGATAATTTATTTTATGTTAAAAATCCAGGTGACCCATTTTGTACCGGATATACTGGCCAATTTTGTTGGATTTATGACGACTTCGCCCAACAAGTGTCATCAATGGATGGATTGGATTTAATTAAATATATAACACCACAACGAGCACCATTAAATATGGCGTCTTTAAATGACCCCAGCATTGGAGTTAAGGGAACTAAACAACAATCCTTACTATTTATATGCTGCTCTAACACAGCTTATCCAGTGTTTAATAATTTAGAAAGTCAAGAAGCTTTCTTAAGACGACGTCACATTGTTATCGATATGAGAAATCACACAAAGGATCCTCTCAAGGCTACTTTCCAATATTTGGACAAATTTCAAAATAAAGCGATATCAAATGTCATGAATTTTAAAGAATTATTAATAAATGTAATTAAAAGATATAATTATCATATGTTATGTCAAACTGGGTTAAGAAATCAATATGTAGGAGTTATGAGCGAATTCGGACCAGATAAGTTAGTTTTGGGAAACGATGGAATCGAAATAGTTGCACAAGGTTCAAGCGTTGATGCTTCTGATATCGCAAGAATTGGAAACACTGACAGAAATGGTATCGATGCATTCACCCAAAGAGCTGAAAGCGATCAATTAATGTCACTATATAGGAGAGTATCAAGAGTAACTGATGCTGACAATTATGTAGAGGAATATATTGACGCAAGAGAACAAGATAGCTCCATAGTTACGAGAGAAGATTTTGCTCGATTCGTTCGCGATAACAATTCATATTGGGGAAGACTCAAAATAAAGTTCAAGGCTAGACTAAAATCATTTATAAAAGCTATTCAAGATTATATATGTAAAGATGTATATGCGTTAATTAAAATATGCGGCTTAGTTGCATGTGGTGCTGGAATGTATATGTCAATCAAAAGCATTGGAACTGATCATGATGATATGAAAGAGTTTTTTGAAGACATCACCACAGAAGGCAGTTCAGGACATAAGAACAAAGTTGCTAAACATAAAGAATGGTTAGAACAACAGAAATTAGCGCAATGGAATGCCAAATGTTATAATGAATATCAAAATTATTATGATGCCGAGTATGAATCAGAAGG